AAGAGAAGAATTTGTATATGTAGGACAGTCTAATAAGTTTACATTAGACCATATGACTACTGAAACTACATACATAGGTCAAGATGATATACTATCTGAAGAACATATTGATGTAGTTAAAGGACATGGAGATATAGAACATGAAGACTAAAATACATATTAATCAACACGTTATTAAATCTAATCATAAGAATAATAAAAGAGATCCAGTAATTACTGTTAAGACTTATAATAGTAATAACTATGGACATCAAGTTGACATACTAGGACCTAGTAAAGTTATCTATAGTCCTGACAAACCTTTATCTTGTGGTGCTAAAGTATGGATAGAAACAGATTCAGAAGTAATTGTTATACCTGATATACCTTACAGAAAAAGAAAGGAGAAAGAAAATGAACAAAGATGAAGAAAGATTACGTAGAGCTAAACGTACTGGTAAATATTTTGATACTAGTACGTCAAAGCCTAAAAACTTATGGTTGAATCATATATTTCCAATCATATTACTAATAAGTTTAATGTTATACATATATATGGAAGTTACATAAAGTATGATTTTTTATTTTTTTACTTTTTATTTTATGTAATTTTTTTAATATAACAAGGAGAATAAAATGAACATTACAAAATTAAAATCTAAATTACAACAACCAAGAGTTATTAGTATGAAAGGTTATCAAGTTAAACCTTCACTAATACAACATGCTAAATCTATTTATATTGCTAAAAGAATAGATGATAACTGGTACAAGATGGGTATCTCTAATGATCCAATGAGAAGAGTTTACAAAGACTTTGGTACATATGTTGCTAAAGGTTGTGAACTTATTGAATCTATGGATCTAACTGGTGATGTCTTTGGTGTAGAAAGAAAAGTTATTAATACTTTTCGTTCTCATCTAAAAGATAATGATCAGTACAGAGAATGGATTAAACTAGATGGCAGCATCTATAAAGTTGCTGATACATTTAGATTAGTTGTTAAGAAAGTAGTTGCAGGTATACAAAGAAGATATACTTACAATCAGTCTTTAGTAGCACCATCTCTAAAGAGACATCAAATATCTAAAGGTGTTGTATTTAAACGTTCTTCAGATAAGAACATTACTTATACTGGAGGTAGAGCATAACTTTATTGCAATGAAGTTTATAATGTGCTATAATAAATCGTTTTTATGGAGGTTAATATGAATTTAAATAATAATGCATTTGTTATAGCACATACTTCATGTGATAATAGTATGCCTGATTTTTTAGTAGAAGAAGACAATACTATTATGAGATTTAAATCTAAAGAACATGCTAAAGAATTTATAAATAAAATAGCACCAATGGGATTTGATTATTATAATAGTCATGTAACTATAATGAGGATGCAATGAATCAACAAATAGAAGAAGTATTACGTAAGAATGTTAGAGATTTACAAGAACAATTACGTAATGCATACTTAAAAATCAAAGACTTAACAGAAGAAGTTCATAAACTAAGACGCAAAGTTTATCCTTCTAAATCTATTACTACTAATACAGGATGGATAGAAAATCCTGATGCGTCACATATTAAGGAGAATAAAAATGACAACTAAAGAACATATGAAATATCATCAAGGATTATGGAGTATGCTTGGATGTAAGATGAAAGTTATAGAAGAAGATAAACGTAAAGATACTATAACATATGTAGATTTAAATAGTAAAAAACATATGAAAGGTATGTATTATAAATATACTTATACATCTAATAAGAAACATCCATATTTATTTAAACCAATAACTGTAGGAGTATGGAGCAATGCCTAAACAATTATGGGATAAAGAAAGTGATAAAATATATTGGGGTCTTGTTAAAGAATATCAAGAAGAAGGATATAGTAAACAAGAAGCTAGAAAGTTAGCTAAGAAAGAAGTTAAAGATATTGTACAAGATAAAAAAGACTTTGCTACAAATCTTTATAATACTGCATTAAATAATTTAGATTAGGAGAATCTATGTCAAAAGCTATTAAACAAACCGAGTGTCCTAGTTGTGGTTCTAGTGATGCTAATACGTTATATGATGACGGACATTGGTATTGTTTTTCTTGTCAACATTATACACCACCAGAAAGGAATGAAATGACTATTACGAAACCAGCACCTATACAAGGTGTCGTACAAACTAACTTTACGAAAGGAGAAAAAGGAGGATTAGATGATAGAAGAATTAGTAATACTACTGCTAGTAAGTTTAATGTAGAAGTAAAACGTAATGCAGAAGGAGAAATAGTACAACATATTTATAAATACTATGACGCTAATAGTTCACATATTGCATCTAAAGTTAGAACTACTAAAGAGAAACAGTTTTGGTCTGAAGGTGCATTATCTAATGCTGTACTCTTTGGTCAAAACTTATTCGCTGCCAAAGGTAAATATATAACTATTACGGAAGGTGAGATAGATGCTATGTCTGCATATGAAATGATGGGATCTAAATGGTCTGTTGTTTCTCTTAAGACTGGTGCAGCTGGTGCAGTACGTGACTGTAAAGCATCTTATGAATACCTAAACAAGTTTGAAAATATTATTTTATGTTTTGATAATGACGAACATGGCAAAGCTGCTGCTGCGAAAGTTGCTCAGTTGTTTGAGCCTAACAAATGTAAGATAATGCGTATGGAACTTAAAGATGCTAATGAATATCTTATGAAAGGTCAGCGACAAAAGTTTATGAGTGAATGGTGGGAAGCAGATGTCTATACTCCAGCAGGTATTGTAAACTTAAAATCATTACAAGAAACTTTGTATCACGAAAAAGAATGTGATACTTGTTTGTATCCTTGGGAAGCTCTTAATGAAAAGACTTATGGTATGCGTTCTGGTGAGCTTATTACCTTTACTGCTGGTACTGGTATGGGTAAATCATCTGTTACTAGAGAACTAATGCATCATATCTTACGTAGCACTAATACAAACATTGGTGTACTAGCATTAGAAGAAAATATTAAGAAGACTGCATTTAATATTATGTCTGTTGAAGCTGATGCTAGATTATATATTAAAGAAATACGTGATCAATATCCTAAAGAACAATTACTACAATGGCAAGAAAAGACTATTGGTACTGGTAGGTTCTATGCCTTTGATCATTTTGGTTCACTACAGAATGATGAAATACTAAATCGTGTACAGTATATGGCTAAAGCTTTAGACTGTAAATGGATTATACTGGATCATTTATCTATACTAGTAAGTGGTCAAGATAGTGATGACGAAAGACGTTCTATTGATATGCTTATGACTAAACTAAGAAGTCTAGTAGAACAAACTGGTATTGGTTTATTACTTGTATCACATCTAAGAAGACCAGCTGGAGATGTAGGTCATGAAAATGGTAAAGAAGTTACACTATCACATCTTCGTGGTTCAGCATCTATTGCACATCTTAGTGATTGTGTTATTGCATTAGAACGTAATCAACAATCACATGATTCAGTAGTTGCTAATACTACTAACTTACGTATACTTAAAAATAGATATACAGGTGATACAGGACCAGCTGGTAATCTATTATATAACAAAACTACAGGTAGATTATCAGAAATAAAAGATAATGTACTTGACAGTGTTAATGATTTTACTGTATAATATAGGAGATTAAAATGAAATATAAAGAAGGAGATTTAATAAAAGAAGATGGATATTGGATGTGGTATCATATTTGTCTAATAGAAAATACTGATATGTTTATAGGTAAAGGAGAAGAATGTAGTTGGTGTGGAAAAAAAGGAGAAAAAAATGAAAGAAAAAAAATATAAATATGAATGGACAGTAGAAGAAACAACAACAGATACAAGAGTATGGACTGTACGTTCTAATTTAAAATTAACTGAACAAGATTTAACAGAGTTAGCTTGTAATACAGAAGAAGTTCCAGGTGAAGGATATTCAGAAGATGAATCAGAAGTAGTTTATGAAGAAACAATTTATGGAGATGATGCTCATTGGGATTTTACTTTACATACTACTACTGCATCAATAGAAGATGAGTTAAAATCTAATTCAGCAAAACTAATAAAGATACTTAAAGTAAAAGATAAAGGAGAAAAATAATGCCTATATATACTTTGTATGCTAAAAAAATTCATTACTATAGAAAAAAAATAGAAGCTAAGAATGATAAAGCAGCACAACAAAGAGCAGAAAGATATGAAAAACCAGATAGTTTTACATATGTAGATGAGGAATTTTATGTATCTAGTATAGAGGAGAATGAAGATGGCAGCGATAGTTGATATAGAAACAAATGGTTTTAAGAATGAAACTACAGAGATACATTGTATAGTAGCTAAATGTCCTAAAACTAACACGATAAAAGAATGGGTACAAGAAGATACTAAACAGTTTGAAGAATGGAGTAAGAATATAGATACATTTATTATGCATAATGGTTTATCTTTTGATGCTCCTATTTTAAATAAATTTACTGGTTCGTCTATTAAGCCTAATCAAGTAAGAGATACATTAATAGAGTCACAGTTATTCAATCCTATTAGAGAAACTGGTCATGGTCTTAGAGGATGGGGAGATAAGTTTAAGTTTCCTAAAGGAGATATAGATTCTTTTGATACTTATACACCAAAAATGTTAGAGTATTGTAAACAAGATGTTAATATAACACATAAAGTTATGAATCATTTAGATAAAGAAAAAGAAAGATTTTCTACAAGATCTATTGATTTAGAAAAAGCAGTAAGAATTATTATAGATGAACAAGAAGAAAATGGTTTTGCTTTAGATCTTCCTAAAGCTACTAAGCTTATGGCTACATTAGAAGATGAAGCTGATACGTTATCTAGAAAAGCAGAAGATACATTTCCTCCTACAGAAGTTCAACTAAAAACTAAAGTAAAATATATACCTTTTAATATTGGTAGTAGAAAACAAATAGCAGAACGACTAATAGAAAAAGGATGGAAACCTAATCTTAAAACAGATAAAGGTAATGTAATAGTTAATGAAGAAGTATTACGTAATATTGATATGCCAGAAGCTAAAATGTTTTCTAGATATTTACTATTACAAAAAAGAGTTTCCCAAATTAAATCTTGGATTGAGTCATGTCAAGATGATGGGAAGGTACATGGTAGAGTAATGACACTCAAAACCATTACAGGTCGTATGGCTCATAATTCTCCTAACTTGGCTCAAGTTCCTGCAATTTATTCTCCTTATGGCAAAGAATGTAGAGAATGTTGGACTGTATCAGATCCATCAAACTATACATTAGTTGGCACAGATGCTAGTGGACTTGAGCTAAGATGTTTAGCACATTATATGAATGATTCTAATTTTACTAATGAATTATTAAATGGAGATATACATACTGCTAATATGAATATGGCAGGACTAACTGATAGAGATCAAGCAAAGACATTTATATATGCTTTTCTTTATGGTGCAGGTCCAGCTAAAATAGGTAAAGTAGTAGGTGGTAATGCTAAACAAGGACAGATTCTAGTTAATAGATTCTTAACTAATATGCCAGCTCTTAAAAGCTTACGTAATAAAGTACAAGAAGCTGGGCAGCAAGGATATATTAAAGGATTAGATGGCAGAGTATTTCAAATACGTAGTCCTCATAGTGCTTTAAATACATTACTACAGGGTGCTGGTGCCATAGTATGTAAACAATGGTTAGTTAGCATGATAAGTATGATAAGAGATGCAGGTATAGATGCAAAGCTTGTAGCTTCTATACATGATGAATACCAATTTGAAGTTAAGTCTACAGATGTTTCTAAGTTTGGACAAATAACTAAAGAAGCAATGACACGAACTGAAAAAGAATTAGATATACATTGTCAGTTAGATAGTGAATGGAAACAAGGACTTACATGGGCAGAAACACATTAGTATGATTTTTTATATTTATATTTTAATATTATGAATTATTATCTTGACTAATATAAAAAAATGTGTAATAATTTAATTTTAATAACAATATACATAGTATATTTCAACAGTGAAAGGAAAGTTAAATATGGCAGTAATAAGTGGTAAAGCCTACTGGGCAAGTGTAACAAATCCAAATACAACATTTGATGCAGATGGAGTATGGACTATAGATGTAGGTAACTTAGATAAAAAGGCTATCGAACAAATTAAAGCAGATGGTCTTACTATTAAAAACAAAGGAGATGATAGAGGAGACTTTGTGACTATTAAAAGAAAAGTTAGAAGAAAAGATGGTCAAATGAATAGAGCTCCAGAGCTTGTAGATGCTCAAAAAAGAGTCATGCCAAGTACATTAATTGGTAATGGTTCTGATGTCAATGTTCTTTATTCTACCTATGATTGGGAGTTTAAAGGAAGAAAAGGTACGTCTGCAGATCTAAAGTCTGTACAAATAGCCAATCTTGTACCTTATAAAGATGCTTCAGATGGAGATGATTTTGAAGTAGTTAAAGATGGCTATACTGCTAATGAAGCTAGTTCAGTAGCATTCTCATAATCCTGTAGAGGTAAGAGGGGTAGTTTTTGTTCATTTTACTATCCCTCTTTTTTATTTATGAAAGATATTAATACATTAGTTGCAGATATTTATAGCTTATTTGATTTATCTAATAAGTCTCGTGTCTCTAAGAAAGAAGCCAAGAAGATCACAGAAGAATTAGGTCGTCAAGTACAAGAGCATGTTTATGAATATTTATACAACGAACCAATAGGTAAAAATAATTTAAGATTATCTGCTATAGGTAAACCAGATAGACAGTTATGGTATGATTCTAAAGAGAAAGATAAAGAAAAACAATTTAGTGCACCTACTAGAATAAAGTTTTTATATGGACATATACTTGAATCTTTATTACTAGCATTTGCTAAACTTGCTGGACATTCTGTATCTGAAGAACAAAAAGAAGTTACTGTAGATAATGTTACAGGACATCAAGACTGTAGAATAGATGGAGTTTTAGTTGATGTTAAGAGTGCATCAGCTACATCTTTTAAAAAGTTTGCTTATGGTACACTAACAGAAGATGATCCATTTGGATATATAGCTCAGATCTCAGCTTATGCAGAAGCTAATGGTGATAAAGAAGCTGCATTCTTTGCTATTGATAAACAAAATGGTAATTTAGCTCTATTAAAATTACATGATATGGAGATGATAAATGCAGAAGATAGGATTAAACACCTTAAAAAAGTTTTACAAAAAGATAATGCACCACCTAAGTGCTATGAAGACATTCCTGATGGGCAAAGTGGCAACTTTAAGCTTCCTATTGGGTGTGTATATTGCAACCATAAAGTGGTATGTTGGTCCGATTCAAACCAAGGAGAAGGGCTCAGAGCTTTCAAGTATGCAAAAGGCATTAGGTTTCTTACGGAAGTTAAAAGGTTACCTGATGTGGAAGAAGTGAATGTTTCGTAGTAAATCTGAAGAAAAAATATTTAATATATTAAAAGAAAAAAATATAAAACATAGTTATGAAAAAGGTAAAATAGAATATGAATGGAAAGAAATAAAATATTATACTCCTGATTTTATTCTATTAGATAATGGTATTATATTAGAAGTAAAAGGTAGATTTGTTTTAGAAGATAGAAAGAAACATTTATTTATAAGAAAACAAAAACCAGAACTAGATATAAGATTTATATTTGATAATCCAAAAGCTAAGTTATACAAAGGTGGTAAGATGACTAATGGTACTTGGTGTGATAAATATAAATTTAAATATAGTTCTTTAAGAGAAGGTATACCAGAAGAATGGTTACATGAAAGAAAAAAACAATATAATTTTTACAGAATACTTGCAGAAATCAGAGAGTAGTTCTACTCCAGAGAAATTATTATTTCTTGCAGTAATACTACAAGCTTTATTAGATGCGACAAAGCCTAAAGAAAAAAGAGAATCTGAAACAAGTATCGTAGCTAGAGATCAAGCTCAAGCATGGTTCTTTGCTACAGTAGGAGTATGTTGTACTAACTTTGAAACAGTATGTGAAAATGCAGGATTAGAACCAGGATATGTAAGATCATTTGCTTACAAAGTTATTAAATATAAACAAATTAAATATGTAAGAAAAAGAATAAATAAAATATTAAACGGATAGACATATGATTATAGATATGATAAACTATATGAACTATCAAGAATTCTTAGTATTTATATTTATACTAGGAATATTTAGTGGGCTACTAATTATATTTGTAGCCTATTTTATTAGTAAACTATAGGAGATTGATATGGGAATGATGGATGAAGCAATTAAAGAAACAGTTAAAAGTAATGGATTTAAAAAAACTGATATAAAAAAGTTAGCTTCTCGTAATAAACAAATAGGTGGTAATCATTATAAAGATTGTAAAATACAACCTATTGATTTTATTATGGAAAACAATTTAACTTTTTGTGAAGGCAATGCTTTAAAATATATTACTAGACATAGAAGAAAAGGTGATGGAGCTAGAGATATACATAAAGCAATACACTATTTAGAAATGATATTGGAGTTAGAATATGGCGAAAAATAATTATTTACCTACAGAGTATCAAACATTTATACATGCATCTCGATATGCACGCTGGTTACCAGATGAAAGTAGAAGAGAAACATGGATAGAAACAGTTACAAGATTAACTAATTTTTTTCAAATACATTTAGATAAAAACTTAGATGTAAAAATAGAAGATGAAATATGGAGAAAAATAGAAGATAATATTATAGGATTAAATGTTATGCCTTCTATGAGAGCATTAATGACTGCAGGTCCTGCTTTAGAAAGAGAAAATGTAGCAGGATATAATTGTTCTTATGTTCCTATTGATACACCAAAAGCTTTTGATGAAATATTATATATCTTAATGAATGGCACAGGTGTAGGTTTTTCTGTTGAAAGACAGTATGTAGATAAGTTACCTACTATACCAGATAAAGAGTTTGAAAAAACAGAAGATGTTATATCTGTAGCTGACTCTAAAGAAGGATGGGCAAGAGCATTTAAAGATTTAATA